TTGCCTCCATCCATGACACGTCACTCGCTTCCATGACTAAGCGAGGGTCATCATTTGCCACCCAAATGCTTGGTTTGCCCCACTTCACTAGCTTCGGCTCCCTGTAAAGTTCCTTGACAGTGACGTAAGCTTGACAACCTAGCCATTCCTTGAACGCAGGGAAGAACTTTATTCCCCCACGTATATCGTCAAACACGGCATATTTGACGTCATCGTTCGAGGCCTTCTTCAATTCTGCTCCGGAAACCATTCCGACGGAGTACACGTGAGTACCAAGGGATCGAGCCCACAAGGTTTTCCCGGTACGAGAATCTCCGTAGAGCACCAAAGACATACATCTACCTGGCTTAGTCAGCATGATTCCCTCAAAAACCCCCTAGCATGATTTCTAATCAAGCGCTCCGCATGCCCCATGCTTGGCTGTGGTGGTTGCTCCCGCGGTCCGCCCCCGAGGGGCGGCCACAGCCAAGCGCGGGCAGTAGGTGCAAGACTCACCTACGAGTGGTTCTCCAGATCGAACACCAGATTGGTCGCACCACGCATCTCGACCATCAGCATCTCCATTAATAAATGACACTCCGCGTGGTGTCTCATAGACGGGAGGTATAGCGGCGAATCTCCAGTCGGCGTACTTTGCCAGTTGCCCGTGATTGCACGCAGCAGCCTTGGGATCCAAGTGGTGAACCAGTTCCCAAAAATGTTCTCGATCACGTGCATTCGTGATTTCAGTCCATTGATCCCAATCCTTCTTAACTCGTTCTGAGCGAGGCTGCGGGGGTCGCTCGAGCCCCCCGCATATGACCTCACCATCCTTGATCGCATAGTCGTAACCTCTCCATGGAGTTCCATAAGATCCCTCGATGTTTGGGTGACGACCGTCGACATCAAAGATATCAGTTCTTCTGCTTCGGAACTTCCGTCCGAAATCGACGAAGCAATGGAGATGAACACCTCCATCCGCGTGATCTTCTCGAGCGACAATGCACTCAGCTCCCAGTCCAGAAAAGTGGTCCATAACCCGGAATCCATCGAGGGCATCGCACTGAGCGTACGTGACAAGGAAGTATCGACCTTGGCAAGTGAAAGGCATATGACGTAGTGTGTCCCGCGAGCTTCGAAGTGTCCTGCCAAACTAATATTATAAGGCAGGACACAGGACACACCTACCTATATATATAGGGCTGCGGGGACGGACATCTGGCAGTGAGCGTCAGCGAGTCTTAGTCCAGATGTTAGGCAGCAGCTCAACCACAGCTCAACGAAATGGCGTACCGACGCAAGTGTGGTTCGTTCAAGGCAAAGCGGCGAACAAGAAAGCCCGTGCGACGCTCCATCGCGAAAACGCGATCCTATCGGAAGACAACCCGCCCGACCCGAAGGCGCAGGATGCCACGCAAGACAATCCTCAACATAACATCCCGGAAGAAAAAGGACACGATGATGGCGGCACGACAGGTCACGTCCGTGGCAACACCCGCTAATGGCGGCTATCTCGTCACCGGTGCCGGTGGCGGTGGCTATGGCAATGTCACTTCCTTGATTTGGGCCGCTACTGCGCGTGATCAATCCAGCACAGCCCCCAACGTTTCACATCAGTCCGAGCGCACCGCGAAGGATTGCTACATGCGTGGGCTGAAAGAGCACATGACCGTGTACACAAGTGACGGCATTCCTTGGCTCTGGCGTCGCATCTGTTTCACTCAACGCGGCAACGGCGAACTCTTCGGCCAGACTTACATCCCTGCATTGGAGACATCCAATGGAATCCAACGAACCATGGTCAACATTTCCTCGGCAAACGCCACCGACGTCGCCGCATTCAACAGACTTCGCGCCATTCTATTTAAAGGCGAAGAAGGAAAAGACTGGGCGAACATCATCGCTGCACCAGTCGACCGTCAACGCGTCACCGTCAAGTCTGACGTCACCACTACTATCAGCTCTGGGAATTCGAACGGAATTTACCGGAAGTACTCTCGATGGTACCCGATGAATCAAACGCTAGTGTATTCGGAGGATGAGTCAGGAGACATTAACACCAACTCTGCATTGTCTACCACTGCGAATGTTGGTATGGGAGATTATTATGTAATCGATTTCTTTCAGCCGGGAGTCGGGGCCACGTCATCAAATGTGTTAACATTTGAACCGTCTTCTACTCTATATTGGCACGAAAGATAGCTTGCGTGACTTCAATGAAAATACAATTTGCCTCCATCCATGACACGTCACTCGCTTCCATGACTAAGCGAGGGTCATCATTTGCCACCCAAATGCTTGGTTTGCCCCACTTCACTAGCTTCGGCTCCCTGTAAAGTTCCTTGACAGT